CGAATTACGGAACATGGGCATTCCAGTTGTCAATTTTACACCCAGTAAAGGTAATGATAAAGTGTCAAGNGTGCATTCTGTGTCCCCGTTGTTTGAAGCTGGGATGGTTTGGGCCCCCGATGAAACTTTTGCAGACGAAATGATAGAAGAGGTTGCAGCTTTTCCAAATGGAGAGTATGATGACCTTGTAGATAGTATGACACAGGCCTTAATGAGGTACCGTCAGGGTAATTTTGTACAGTTACCGAGTGACGATTGGGGCGAAGAGGTTGATTCTGTCAAAGTAAGAGCGTATTATTGAGGGTGACATGGCTGATTCTGTAGTAAAAAATGCAAACAAAGAAAAATATGACGAAGATGCTATCTTCGATCGTTTGTTAGAAGAAACACTTGAACCAGATGTTGTTGATTTACGAGAAAAACAGTATGAGGGTTTGGCACCGCCTCTATTTGACGTTGATGTGCGTGATATTACTTATGAAGCTCCGACAGAATTACCGATGGAATCAGAAGGTATTCGTTCTATAGGCCTAGAAATGGGTGGTAACGCGGGTATTGAGACACTTAAACAAACGACTATACAGCTACAAGAGATACCGCCTGACAGAAACATGACTGTTCTGCAAAGAATGATGAAACAAGCAGGGGCCCCGGCACAGGACCCACGGCTCTTGGCTCAAGTATCACAAGTCTTAGGAAGAGATGTCTGAACAAACTTATAGAGACGTTCTTTCCCGATTAGAGGAAAAGGACAAAAAACCTATGACAATAGATGAGGCGTATGACGCCCTGTCTTTCCTACCCGGCACAGGTGAAACTATAGCAGCTTATGAACTACCGGGTGTTTTATCTCAAGCTAAAACTTTGATGCAAGACCCTAACGCTTTAAAGGCGTTGGCAGGTTTAGGTCTAGGTGCATTGGGCACAGCTGCGGTTGCTCCGGGTATAGGGCCTGTGGCAAGATATGCAAAAAAAGGAATAGAAGACTTTATTCCTTACTTAACACCAAAACTTGCTCCAGCTGGTGGTCCCGACACATCTAAAGTGTTGATGTCTGGTGACGACAGTGATGATCTTTTCTCTTTACCCCCTGCAAGTGGAACCTATGAGCCTGGTGAGAAAAAGTTTATAAAAGGTTTAAATCAAGAGATATACAAACTTACCGATAAAAGTTTATTTGATCCTGCAAAAAAAGCAGGACGTAAACTTGTTATTGTATCTTGTAGCCAGAAGAAATGTCCGGATGTAGGTAATATGAAAGCATTTGACAGATACATGGGTTCTGTCTTTCAATCTTTAAAAAAGCAAGGTGTTCCAGAAGATGTGGATGTCGCTATATTGTCCGCGAAACACGGTCTTATATCAAGAGATACACCAATCAAAAATTATGATTTAAAGATGTCATCAGAGATTGGTCAAAAATTTAAAAGCGATCCTACGCAAATGAACAGAATTATTAATACAATGACCGGGTATGATGATGTCATTGTTCAAGGCGGACCTTTATACAAAGATGTTATAAGAGCTGCGGCGGGCAAGGGAGATATTAATTTAACTGAGGTTCCACCGGGTGGCGGTATTGGGACCCAGCGTTCTGATCTAGTTAAACTTATAAAAGGTGAGGATATAGCAAAAGGTAAAGATGTAACAAAAAAACTTACTGATGAAGATTACATCAAACAACTAGAGGACATGGGTATTAATGACAGGGGCAAAATTGATTACGCTTCTATAGAAAATGACGCGGACGAGATAATAGTTCCTGCTGTAGAAAATTTTGGTTTAAGAGATGTTTTAAAGGCAGGCGAGGGTTTAAAAGGAGCTGAAAGAAAAAGAGCTATATCCGACAAAATAGATGAAATGAAATTAATTTTTGCACAGCATAAGGACTATGCAAATAAAATTTATCTCGAAAATGCTTCTTATGCAGCTAGAGCTAAATCAGATAATGTAAGAAAATCTTATGAGTTTCGTACTAGACAAGCTTCAAATAGAGAAGTGTCCGCTCAAATGTATTTAGATAATTTAGAAAAGCTTCAAAAAAATATACTAGGTAATGCTTACGATAAAAGTAAAAAAGGTGTGCAGGCACAAAATTATCAAGGTGGTGTCTTTGCTAAAATAGACACACCTGTATATCATTACACAAAGAAAGCGAAAGAGGGTTTTACTAAATTCAAATTACCTGATGATGACCCTGATCCTTTATCTGTACTAGGTATTCATGTTGGATCAACACCAAAGGCAGCGATAGATAGGTACGTTGCTACTGTTTATGGTCCAGCTGTTAAAACTTACTATAGACAAGGTATGGATCTTGATACAGCTATAAAAAAAACAGAAAAAGAATATGGTGCTGATCAAATTATTTATAATGAACCAGGTAAAGATATTAGTCCCGGTAGTGTGCCTTTAAAAGCTGATTTAAGTAAACCATTTTTAAATCCAGAAACAAAAAAACCATTTACAGAAAGTGAGCTCTTTAGGCTTTTAGAAAAGCCTGATGATGTTATGGACACAGTTATTTACGAAAGAACTGTTGATAATGCAAAAGAGTTAAGAAAACTATTATCTAAAAAAGGTTTTACTCATATTCCTTATGTTAATGATTTTGAAGATGCAGGAAACTTATCTTACATTATGCTGGTAGACAGGCCCGTGAACAGTACAAAAGTATTACAAAGCCCGTTTGCTAAAAAAAATCCGTCCGCGGCTAACGACCCAGACTTTATGAAAGCCGAAGGAGGCGTGGTTGAAATGAAAGATAAAGCTGTTAATATGTACAGAGATACACAAGGTATTGAACCATTTATTAAATATATGGTATAGTCCTCAGAAGGAGACTTAGATGGCAGAAAAACCAAGTATGGTGGACAAAGTTCCGTCACAGTTAGACGAACAAGAATTGAAAGAGCAAATGGATGTTGAAATTCCTGAGGCGATGGAAGCTGAAGAAACACCAGAAAATGTAGAGATTGTAGAAGAAGAAGACGGAAGCGTTGTTGTTGATTTTGATCCTCGTGAAGATAAAGGTATGGACGGTGACTTTTATGCTAATTTAGCAGAGGATATGTCCGATGAGGAGCTTGGCCGTTTGTCAGGTGAGTTAACATCAGAATTTGAAGAAAACAAAAGCAGTAGACAGGAGTGGGAAGATGCCTTTGCCAACGGCCTTGAATTACTTGGATTTAGCTACGAAGAAAGATCCCAACCCTTTAGGGGTGCCAGCGGAGTTACTCATCCATTACTTGCAGAGTCCGCTACACAGTTCCAAGCACAAGCTTTCAATGAGCTCCTTCCACCGGGCGGTCCAGTTAGAACTCTTGTCATGGGAACAAGCACACCAGACAAAGAAGATCAAGCTCAACGTGTTAAAGAATTTATGAATTACTACATAACTTCGGTTATGGAAGAATATACGCCTGAGTTTGACCAGATGCTTTTCTATTTGCCACTTGCAGGATCAACATTTAAAAAAGTTTACTATGATGAGAACTTAGATAGAGCTGTCAGTAAGTTCATACCAGCTGAAGATTTAGTTGTACCCTACAGCACATCTGATCTAGAGACCTGTCCTAATATTACTCATGTTGTCAAAATGAGCTTAAATGATCTTAGAAAGAGGCAACTATCGGGCTTTTACAGAGATATACCTGTTATACCAGCACAGGGCGAAACTTCTTCTGTCAAAGAGGAACTGGAGCGTATAGACGGTATGTATCCGTCTAATGTTGATTATGATTGTACTTTACTTGAGTGTCATGTGGATTTAGACCTTGAAGGGTTTGAAGAAGAGGACGAAGAGGGTGAAGCAACAGGAATTAAGGTACCTTATGTCGTAACGATTTCTCAAGATAACGGTCAAGTTTTATCTATACGCAGGAATTATAAAGAAGACGATGAGAAAAAGAAAAAGATACAATATTTTGTACATTACAAGTTTTTACCGGGGTTCGGGTTCTACGGACTAGGATTAATCCATACCATAGGCGGACTATCAAGAACAGCGACAGCCGCACTAAGACAGTTGATCGATGCAGGTACACTATCGAACTTACCAGCAGGATTCAAGGCCCGCGGCCTACGGATCAGGGATGATGACGAGCCGTTACAGCCGGGAGAGTTTAGAGACGTCGATGCACCGGGCGGTGACATCAAAGCTAGTCTTATGTCTTTACCGTTTAAGGGTCCAGACCAGACATTGATGGCACTCTTAGGCTTTGTAGTTGACGCTGGACGGCGATTCGCAACGATTACAGATATGAAAGTAGGTGATGGTAATCAGCAGGCAGCGGTCGGTACTACGATTGCTATGTTGGAACAAGGCTCACGGGTCATGTCAGCTGTGCACAAAAGATTGCATTATGCCATGAGATTAGAGTTTAAATTGCTTGCTAACGTCATGGCTGAGTTTTTACCAGACAGTTATCCTTATACGATTGCGGGTGTAGATAGTTCAGTTAAGTCCGAAGACTTCGATGAAAGGGTCGATGTGCTACCTGTGTCAAATCCTAATATCTTTTCGCAAGCTCAAAGGATTGCTTTGGCACAGACAAAGATGCAGATGGCCACAGCAGCACCTGAGATGCACAATATGTATGAAGTGTTTAGGGATATGTATGAGGCGTTAGGTGTAAGAGATATTGACAGAATATTGAAAAGAACACCTGAGCCAGAAGCAGAGCCAAAAGACCCAGCCTCAGAAAACATAGATGCTTTAGATATGTTACCTATGGTGGCTTTTGAAGGTCAGGATCATGAGGCTCACATCATGTCTCACATGGTTTTTGGATCAACACCTCTTGTGTCAGGTACACCGCAAATTGCAGTATCTTTACAGAAACATATTATGGATCATGTAAGAATAAGTGCCAGAGAAAAAGCAGCTGTGGAGATGATACAAAGCAGTGGTGGTCAGGCCTTGTCAGAAGAGCAGATGTTAGATGTAGANGCNNNTCCGATCTACAGCTCAGTTTGTAGCTGAGGGAATGACAGCCTTAAAACAATTAAGTGCACAACTATCAGCACCAGGACCTGATCCGTTAGTACAACTAAAAGAAAAAGAGCTACAGGTTAGAGCACAGGCTGAGGAGAACGATGCACAGATCGATGCAGCTAAACTAGGCCTTGAGCAACAGAAGGTGCAGCAAAGAGACGCACAGTTTGATAAACGACTTGATAGTCAGGAAAGACAGACTGCTGCTAGAATTAATGCAGCTGAGAGGCGTGAAATAATGAAACAACAAAAAGGAGGTCAGTAATGGCAAAAGAAAGCGATAAAAGAACAGAAAAAGATCTAAGGAAAGAATTTTTTGATGGTCCAGCTTCAGATATTATGAGTTTTGAACAGTTTCTTATGCAGCAAGGCCGCGGTGATTTAGTAAAGCCTATTAAGAAAAAAGAAGGTGGCGTTGTGACTGAATACGAATTTGTACGCGGTGACCCAAACTACTTTAAAGACTTACTATGAGTAAAAAATTACAGAAGTCNTCTCAATANGAAAAATACGATATGGACGGAGANGGTGTAGTTTCAGACGACGAATTTGCTCACATGGCTGAAATAAAAAGACTTGAGCATGATTTACGAAAGCAAAGGGCACAAAGGCGTATGGCAACAGCTAGTTTGGTTGCAATGGCTTCTTTTACTATTGCAATGTTCTTGGTCGATCTCGAAAGAGTTAAAGCACTTGCCGATATTAGTAATCTTTTTTATATCACTGGTGGCGGCATTGTGTCTGTATATATGGGTGCATCAGCTTATATGAATAGGAACGGAAAATGAAGCCTGCCTTCCTGCTCATGTGCTATTTGGCGGGTAATCCAGCGGGCACCTTACATTTTCAGTCAGTGAAGACAGCAGACTATTTTAAGTCATATCTTGACAACCAGACCGTGCGGATTGGTGATGACACGAAAAAATATGACTGTTTTGTAAAATTGGTAAAAGTAAATGAAGAAATGAGGTTATGGTAATGATACAAGCTTTAATAGGTCCAGCAACAAAATTGCTTGGAAAATTTATAGAAGATAAAGATCAAAAGAACAAATTGGCACATGACTTGGCAACTCTTGCCTCTCGTCATGCTCAGGAGCTGGCGAAAGGTCAAATTGCAGCTAACGCTGAACAGGCGAAGCACCCTTCAATATTTGTAGCCGGGGCCCGCCCCGCCATAATGTGGATCTGTGCTCTCGGCCTACTAACGCAATTTTTTATCATGCCTATTGCAGAATGGGCAACAGCGATATGGATGCCTGAAATTAGTTTGCCAAAACTTCAAACGGGGGAACTTATGACCTTAACCCTTTCGTTACTAGGATTGGGAGGAATGAGATCCTATGAAAAGTCAAAAGGTGTAGCAAGGGAGAATATGAAAAAATGAGTTTATATAGAAACATACACGCAAAAAAGAAAAGAATTGCAGCTGGCAGTGGAGAGCGTATGCGAAAAAAAGGACAAAAAGGTGCACCAACTGCAAAAAACTTTAGGCAAGCAAAAAAAACTGTGAGAAAGACATAACACAGGATTTATTTAGACATTTAAGAATACATACGAGTCATAGAATGGAAACAATATTGTGTGAAAGATGTAAGGTTGCGATGAACAAAACAGAGCTCGCTTATGTTTATCGTTGCCCTATGTGTTTTACAGTTGTTGAAGAACCACCAAAAGATCAAACAATAGTTGAAGAAAAAAACTAAATCTGTTACTGTGTATAAGAAGATATAAGACAAAGTAGGAAGTTATAAGTTAATTATGTCAAAAAGTGAGATTTATCTTGCAGAAGCAGTTTTTCGTATTATAAATGAAAGAAAGAAACAAATTTCTGAGGCTTTGTTGTACGACAGCGTAAAAAATATGGAGCAGTATCGACAGCTCATGGGTGAAAGAAAAGCTTTAGAGTATGTTGATGAGGAACTAAAAAGTTTACTGGACCGTCAGGAGAAAGACGATGAATGATACAGCATTAGACAAAATGTATGTAGAGCCCCAAGAAAGGGTCTTAGACCCGAGTTTAGCAGATCAGAGCCTAATAGACCGGATGCCAAGTCCAACGGGCTGGAGGCTCCTTATTTTGCCTTACAGGGGTAAAGGAAAAACAGAGGGTGGTTTATACCTTCCAGATAAAGTTGTTGAAGACAACCAAATATCTACACAAGTTGGATTTGTTTTAAAGATGGGTCCTATGGCTTACAAAGATCCAGAGAAGTTTCCTAGTGGTCCTTGGTGTGCGGAAAAAGACTGGGTGATGTTCGCACGATACGCAGGTTCAAGATTTAAAATAGACGGTGGTGAAGTAAGAATACTGAACGATGATGAGATTTTAGCCAAAATACAAGAACCTGAAGATATTTTACATTTTTAAGAGGAAGATATGAACCAACCAAAAAAAGAAGAACAATTAGATTTAGAGATTGATGAACAGCAAGAGGAGGCTCAAGATGTTGAAATCCCTGTCCAAGACCAAGCTGAAAATGCTGAGACTACAGTGGTACAAGAAGATGAACCAGCTCAAGACCAGTTTGAAGAAGCTAAAAACAAAACTGAAAAGCGTATTAACAGGCTTACAAAAAAAATGCGGGATCATGAAAAAAACGCAGACGAAGCCCTTAAGTTCGCCCAACAAAAGGAAAAAGAAAACCAAGAGCTAAGAGAACGGCTAAATAAAATGGATACCAGTTATTTAAGCGAATATACTGGTAGGGTAGATAGTCAAATGGCACAGGCTGAAGCTACTTTAAAGTCCGCTATGGAATTAGGTGATACTGAAGCGGCGGTAGCTGCTCAAAAACAAATAAGCCAATTAGCTGTGCAAGCAGATAGAGCAAGTCAGGCTAAAGCTGCACAAGAGAAAAAAATAGAGCAAGCTAAAGCACAGCCTCAGGTACAGCCTCAGGCTCAACAACCTGCTGCTCCACCGCCACCAGACCCAAAAGCTCAGGCATGGGCTGAGAGAAACGATTGGTTTGGTAACGATAGTGCTATGACTTATGCTGCTTTTGGTATACATAAAGAATTAGTAGAACAAGATGGTGTTGACCCGAAGACCGATGAATACTATACTGAATTAGACAGACGTATGAGTGAAGAATTTCCTCATAAGTTTGCTAGTAAGACGCAAAGCAAAAAACCCGTCCAGAACGTTGCTTCCGCGTCAAGATCAAGTTCTGGACGCAGTAGTGGGAAGAGATCTGTCAAGCTTACAGCAAGACAGGTTGCGTTAGCAAAAAAACTAAATGTACCTCTTGAAGAGTACGCAAAATATGTCAAGGAGTAATTGATTATGGCAACACAAGACGAAATGTTTGAGAAACCTATTTCGAGGTCTCCTAGAACATCTAATACAAGAGAAAAGACAGCTGCAAGAAAACCGTGGGCTCCACCATCTATGTTGGA